ATAATGATTTAGTGGCTGAAAGCATACATAAGCAAACACAAGCAGAAAAAGATTTACTAGAACAAAAAAAAGCATCAAGCAAAGGTGCTATAGCTGTATTCCAAACAGAATTAGAAGAAAGATTGGAATTTAATAAACAAATAAAACAAAATACTTTTGACACATTACAAGCCTTGTCAGGAATTAATAAAAATGCTTTCAGGGCTTTTAAGGCGATGCAAATAGCAGAGGTAACGATTAACGCCATAAAATCTGCAAGTTCGGCTTTTGCACAATTTAAATTTCCAATGAATTACCTTATGGCTGGTAGTCATTATGCTAAAGGAATGGCGTTGGTGGCACAAATAAGAAGCACATCTTATTCTGGAAAAAGAATGGGTGGTGGTGTTCGTGAAGGTACACCCTATATGGTTGGGGAAGCTGGAAGGGAATTATTTGTTCCTAATCAAAGTGGAAACATCGTTGCAAACGATCAGTTGGGAAGAAATGTAAATGTTAATTTTCACATTGAAACAGTGGATGCTGGTGGTTTTGACCAACTGCTATCACAAAGACGGTCTTTAATTGTCAATATGATTAACAGTGCCGTCAATGAGCAAGGAAAACAGGCGATAATATGAGTGGTGCATTACCCAATACGGATTTTACAGTCTTTAACATCAAGAGCAATCAACCGACTTTGGTGAGTGTCAGCGACAGTGGCAAATCATTCAGGCGACAAGTATCAGGACAAAGATGGTCTATGACCATAAGCTATCCGATAATGACCAGATCAACCTTCGCACCTACGATGGCGTTCATCGTGAAACAAAGGGGTGCGAAAGAAAATTTCACAATAACATTTCCAAGCTATATGAACGCACAAGGCAATGAAACAGGAACGGTTTTAGTCAATGGTGTTCACACTGCTGGTGACACGACAATTGCAATGGATGGTTTCGCTGGTGACGGTGCTGGAAGATTTTTAGCTGGTGATTTCATAAAGTTCAGTGGACACGATAAGGTCTATATGATTACTGATGATGCCACTTCATCATCCAACGCTTCAACAGTCACAATTGAGCCACCTTTAGTGAGTGCTTTGGCTAATAATGAAACCGTAACCTATGACAGCGTTCCTTTCACAGTTTATCTTTTAAATGATGTTCAGGAATTTAACGCTGGTCAAGGAAACTCATCAGGTTTACCTTTATTCAAATATGAGTTGGATGTAATTGAGGCGATCTAAATGGCTAGGGGTTTAACAAGTGCTGTTAAGACGGAACTAGCGACAGGTGGTGCGACAGCCATTGAATCTGTCTTTCTTTTTTATTTTGGTTTTGCCACACCGTTATACAGAACTAACTGTTCTTTTGACTTAACTTCAAGCGTGAGTGGCTCTAGCCAGACCTATACATCGGATGGATTTGTTCTAGGCATCAGCACAATGTCAGAAACAACAGAGCCAATAAAAAATTCATTAAAAATATCAGTCAGTGGGGTCAATCAGGCTTTTATGTCTGTTATTCTTAATGAAAACATAATCAATGACAGCGTGAAGATATGGCAAGGGTTTTTGGACACATCCAACGCACTTATAGCAGACCCTTATCTTTTATTTGACGGAACGATCAATCAATATTCAATAGAGGATGATACCAAGACAGCGTTGATTGGATTGGAACTGACTTCCACTTGGGGTCAGTTTGAAAAAGTCAATGGTCGAAACACAAGCGACACTTCACAGCAACGACACTTTTCAAGCGACAAGGGTTTTGAATTTTCAGCCCTGACGATCAGGGATATTAAATGGGGTAGGGCGTGAAGAATTTTACTTGGATATTATTTTTTCTTTTTGTTTTAATGCAACCAAGCGAGGCTCACGCTGGTTGGTTTTCATCAGTTTTGAGTGCTGCTGGTAGTTTTTTTAACAGCCCTATATTCACTTGGTTAAGCCCAATTGTTTCCATAGTCAGCATTGCAATGATGGCTATATCGTGGCTGAACAAGCCAGACGAGCCAGACTTCAATGTTAATGAGCCAACGCCAGAACAAAGGTCAAAGGGAATACTAGCCAATAAAACTTCTGGCATTGCTTCCTTGCCTGTCATTTATGGTATGAGGAAGGTTGGTGGCAATATCGTTTTCCTAGAAACTTCAGGAACGGACAATGAATTTCTCTATATGATTTTTGCTATGGCAGAGGGCATTTGTGAAAGTTGTGAAAGCATTTACATTGATGACAAGCTGGTTACTTGGAGTGGTGCGTTGACGGATGGAACAGCAAGAACAGTCGGTGCTGGTGATTCAAATTTCTACAAGGATTCCACTTCGCACATTTCAGCGACTTGGTATGATGGCGATGACAGTCAAACCTATGACACGACAGTTGGCTCGTTGTCTAGCTGGACTTCCAATCACCGTTTGCGTGGCGTATCCTATCTTGCCTTCAAGTTCACTTGGAATCAAGACATATTCTCTGCAATACCAAATGTTAAGGCTATAATTAAGGGAAGAAAAGTTTACAATCCTAACTTGGATGGAACAAAAACAGGTGGAAGTGGCTCACACAGGGAAGATACGGTGTCAACCCACGAATGGTCAAACAATCCAGCTTATTGTCTATTGGATTATCTACGCAATGCTCGTTACGGTATGGGCATCGCTAACGCTAACTTTGATGATGATTACGCTGATTGGCAGACTGCTGGGGATGTTTGTGATACTGATGTTACTGCTTATACTGGCACTACCATAGATATTTTTGACTGCAACGCAGTTTTGGATACAAAGTCAAAGGTCATAAAAAATGTCAAGGACTTGCTTTCTGGTTGCAGAGGATATTTGAACTATACAGGTGGAAAATATAAACTCTTAATCGAAGGTACAGGCAGTGCCTCTATCACATTAACGGAAGATAACATCATCGGTGGCATCGGCATCAGTAGCAAGGATAAGAACACAAGATTTAATCGTGTGATTTGCACTTTTGTAAATCCTGATAAGAACTACACAAGCGATGAAGCCCAATATCCACCGATTGATGACAGTGGAGAGGCGAGTGCAGATCAACACGCTAATATGAAAACTGCTGATGGTGGCATACTGTTGGAAGGCAGATTTGACTTGCCGACTTGCACTAGCCCATATCAAAGTATGGAAACGGCAGAAGTCATTTTAAGAAGAAGCAGAAGCAGTCTGGAAGTAAGCCTGAAGGCTGATTCTACTGCATTGGACTTGGCGATAGGCGACATTGTAAACATAACACACGCTACGCCCAGCTTTAGTGCAAAGGCGTTTAGAGTTATGGGAATGACGATTAATTCCGACTTGACTTGCGACTTGCAGTTAGTGGAACATCAAGATTCTTATTACACTTGGGCGACAAAAACTGAAGTGGCGACCATACCGACTACGACCTTGCCTAATCCATACAGCGTTGTCGCACCAGCAAGTGTAACATTAACAGATGAACTAATAGAATATAATGATGGAACTGTCATAACCAGATTAAATATTCTAGTTGGGGCAAGTACGGATAAATTTGTTCAATATTATCAGGTTGAAGCAAAATTAAGTACGGAATCAGATTATAAGATTATCAGTCAAGGAACACAATTAAATCACGAAATGATTAATGTTATAGATGCTAAAATTTATAATGTACGAGTAAAAGCGATTAATTCTCTGGGTGTAAATTCTGATTATACTTCTGCCAATAGAACGATTGTTGGGTCGGTAGCACCACCTAGTGATGTAACAAATTTTGCCATTAATATTATTAATGATGAAGCACATTTAACTTGGACTGCCATATCTGACTTGGATTTGGATTATTACATCATTCGCTATTCCACAGCAACAAGTGGGGCAACTTGGCAAAACTCCATTGAACTTGCCGACAGAATTGCTAGACCAGCAACAACTGCTGTTTTCCCATTAAAGACAGGCTCTTATCTCATTAAGGCGAGGGATAAGCTGGGGAATGAATCAAACAATGAAACAATCATTACAACAAATATTGCTAGTGTTAACTATAGTTCTGTTTCCACAGTTAATGAGCATACAGGATTTTCTGGAACAAAATCAAGCGTATCCGCGACAACGATAGATGGAACTGTCTATTTAGCTTTAACTGCTAGTGGTACTTTGGGCGCTTCTGATACAACTGTGCCAACATCTGGAAGTTACTTATTTAATAATTCCATTGATCTAGGTGCAAAATATAAGGCACAAGTTGCCGCTAACATTACCCAAACCATTCAAGATGTTGCTGATTTTTTTGATAATAGAAGTGGAAATTTTGATGATGCCTCTGCTCCATTTGATGGGGTATCAACCTCTAATTGCACTACACAGTTACAAGTGGCGACCTCTGATGACAATGTTACCTATTCAAGTTATTCAACTTTTGTTGTTGGTGAATACGAGGCACGATATTTAAAATTCCAAGTTTTATTTACAAGCACAGGAACGGCACGATCAATGATTTCAGCTTTAAGTGTTACAGCGAGTGTGCCA